AAAATTATGGAAAATCAAGAAGTATTGAAGGCTATAGCTACCCTTGCTGATAAGGTGAGTCGTTACCACGAACGTTTATTAGCAGTGGAAAGAGAAAATGAAAAATTACAAAAAGAAATATTAGAACACCGAAATGTGCCTCATATACATACAATTCAAGGTAAACCACATAGCTCTGATGCAACAGTTATGGTGACTGGTTTAGACTCTGATATGGAATGTGAAGCTTGTAGCGCTTAATTACTCAGGAGTTGCACCTAACATATCTGCTAAAGAAGGGGCAAATACTTTTACGTCTCTTCTAATTTTTTCAGCAGTTGTAGATGTTCCTGGGTTATCAATATCAGCTTGAGCTTCTGCTTCTGAGTTATACTCAGCACCAGTGTCTACATGTGTAAGTGTTGTTTCAGTTTTCACTTTATAGTGTGGAATCTGTCTTCCATCTGAAGTTGTGATATGTCCTAGTAATTCAGCAGGTTCAACTATCGGCATCGTCTTTTCTCCAATTTATGTTAAAACTAATAATAACTCGGTCATTATTAGAATTATTTGTTTGTACTTCATGTTGTAACCATGATGGGAAAAAAATCAAGGAATTTTCAACAGGTTCCCATTGTACGCTGTGAGCGAGGTGTATAGTGGCTTTATCCGTTTTAGGGGGTGATAGTACTTCTGACTGTGGTTTAGGCTCTAGAAACACAATATTTCCACATTTTTTAGGAGCTTTAAGATAAAAAACACCAGATAAATAGTTGTATGGATGTGTATGTACATTGTTTCGTGATCCTGGTGGGTTTATCATACTCCACATACCCGTCATCTCAGGATTGTAATCATCTTGTACATCCATGTGATTAAAACAATCTTTAGAATATTTAAGGATGTCACCAACTAAAGGTTTAAATTTTTTTATGTTGTATATTTCATCGTGGCTATGCCAACCACCTATGTTTGAACGAGGCATACCCATCTCATCTTTTTCTCGTAGTTGATAGATGCTATCAATAAGATGTTCGTGGCCTTTAAGTTGTAGTGAAAATACGGGGGTAATAAATAGAGAATGTAAGTTAATCAGAGTTGTCCTTTCGTGACCTCCATAAAACTTGCTATAATGTGCACCTGATTGGCAGCATTGGCTTGAACTTTAAGAACATCACTTTCTTGCAGAACTAAAGGTTGAGTCAATAATTCTGTTGTTGTGTTTGTAGCAACACTCTTTGCTTTGAATACTTCAAAGGTTGCAGCACCTCGGACAACTTCAACATCAACTAAAGTTGTGTTACCAGAGTCATTGCAAACTAAAAGAGATTTTACTACATCCGTAGTAGGCGGAACAGGTGGCGTTGCACCAGCATCAGCCGTAGGAACTGTTATAATGGTTGTTAAATCTGTTGAGGTAACATCTACCATTGCGCTTTTAAAAGTATTAGCCAAGGAAAAAAGCCTCCGACTGTGATTGTTCTTTTAAATCTTGTTGGTAGTTAGTGTTAAGTAAAAGAATAATTTGATCTAATAACTGCACCATTTGATCAAACTGATTAGCGTCATATTCTGGTGTAGCATTAGGTAATCGTGTAATTGTTATTTTAGCCATTATCTTCTTCCGTCTGGTCTAAGTTGTAACTTAGTAGATCCAAGTCTCCAAGCTGTATCACCAACTGTGTTAGTTTCATATTTAATTTTAACCGCTCTGCCTCTTCCTCTTACATCAATCTTCTCTGTAGTGCTAGTAATAGTGCCTGTTGTCGTTACATTAGCTGCGGATTGTGGATACTGTTCTAAGGTTAATGTTGCTGTCATATTATTAGTAAGGTTGTCAAAGTCTGGAACTAATCTACTAACTGACATAAGCTCATCACCATCAGCAATCTCAACAGATCCAGTTGTTAAAAAGGCAGAAATAGCTGTGCCGTCTGCTTGATTATTACCAGATTCATGTTCATAAATGTAAGAAGCTCCTGCCGTTAAACCTAATATAGTTGATACGTTTGCTGTTACAGAAGCATCATATTCTGTTGCTATAGGGTTTTCAAATACATAAGCACCAAGCCATGTTGTTCTTCCAATATTAACAGTATACCAAGTTCCTTCTAAATAATTATAAGCAACTCCTCTATCTATTGCCGTAGCATTTGCTGAAGGATAGTACCAAATTATTTCATTAAAAGCTGTGTTAATACCACAAGCAATATCATTTCTGTTTGTGTAACTAAGATCATCAAATACATAATCCTGTACAGAGCATGGCATTTTTTTGACAACACCATCATACATGTAAAAAGAATTATCAGACATCCAATATGCTCTGCCATTAACTTCAACAGCAGCGTGCTGTGCAATCAATCCACAGTTAGCGCCAAGTTGTCTCAAACCAAAAGTAAAAGGTGTGCCTACAAATTGAATACCGTGAAGTGAGGTATCTGTCCAAACAAGTATTTGACCTGATGATTTTACAGCGCCTACTATTCTAGAACCATCTGATATACGCAGCGAACCAGCTTCGTTTGTGGCAACTGGTGTGTAATCAGTTGCGTCTTCTCGATCAGAAAACCTAAACAATAAATCATCTTGCGAGGCTGGTGTGCCAATAGTCGTTTCTGTACCAAAAATCATTAAGTGTCTTGTATCCGTTGATACCAAACTAAATCTAGATGCAGTAGGAGCATTAGATAAAGCAGTTGCTCTTGCATCTATAGAACCTGAAATATCTTTTATAAAAGTTTTACCGTTTAATACAGTGGCTATTAAATCTTCACCAAAATTATCTAATGACCAACTACGAGCGAAGACAGTTACATCTGAAGATGTGCTTGGTTCATTCCATTTACCCGCACTCCAAGTATCTGTACCCCATCCATATCCATAAGTGGAAGCAGTCTCCCCAATATTGATTTGATAATTAGCATTACCTGATCCACCTCCACCAGAAGTAGATCCAGAGGCTGTGTCAGTGTGTGTTACTTTGTATGTGTTAGCGTCAACATACGTTGTAACTTCGAATTCATTATTCATGTCCAAACCGTCTATTGCAGAGAATGAATCAAATGTAACAAAGTCTCCTTCAATAGCTCCATGACTTGCGTCAGTGACAGTGACTGTTGTTGTACCGTTTGTCGTAAATGGATTTGTTAAAGCTGCTGTTTCTCTGATTGGTGTAATGTCATAAAGGGCACTACCTGAGTATAAATATAATTTTCTGTCTGTACCTAAAGCAAGGTATCTGGTTCCATCTAAACCAATCCAGCTATGCGTATCACGGACGACGCCCACAATAGTTTTATTTGGATCTGGTAAATAAGACCAACCATTCCATCTTTCAGGCTTTCCATAGTGAAAACGTACAAGATTTGAGTCAACATACTTACGTTGATCCCCTGCTGAGTAAGCGGTATCTTGTTTATCAATGCCTGGCTGGAACTTTAAATCTACTAATTTCATGGCCAATTATTCTACCTTATTTTATCATAAAGCTAAAGATCAATTTTAGGTTCGAACCATATAATAATGGCAAATCTAGGAATACTGTTTTTTACTGTATATAATAAAGGAGAGTGATAACAATCAGAGGCATTAAATAAAACAGCTCTATTTGGGTAACAACCAATAGCCGTATTTAAATCAAATCCATCGTCAGTAGGCTTATAAAAACCTGTTCCAGCGTTTAATTTGGAATCTCCCTGTAAATAAATAATAAGATGTTTTTCTGTTGGAAACTGTAAGTCATCTACATGCGGAAGAGGTTCTTTTGTATTTACTAAAGTAAAAGCAGCTAAATGAAGATTTTTTATACCAACTTTAAAATGTTTTATAATAGATTTTTCTAAATCTTTTAGCAAATCATCATCCTTATATATTTTATTTGAATAAAAAACATGTTCAGCTTTGTTATATGTTATCTCTTTTCCGTAATTTAAAGTAGCACAGTAAACAGATAACTTTTGAAATAAATCTTTAGGTAAAAAATTATCTTTTACTTGTAAGTCTAAATTCATTTCTTTTCCTGTGATATAAACTGCGTGGCCACGTTGCCTTTGAATGAGTAATTACCCATATGTGTCATACCACTTACAATATCAGCGTATATTTTACCACCTATTTTCTGCCATAAACGACAAAAGGCATAGTCTTCGGACAAATATCTTTTAGTATCAGGCTCTATCATTGTGTCAAAAAAAGCATAGTTCCAATCAGATGTATCATGATAGCCAAAGGTTTTGTCATGAGGATCTCCTAAATGTTGATCAGATTTAAATCTAAGATGAGGATATGCTAATGCCATTTTTTTAAAGACATTTCTTTTAATTAACATAAATCCTGTGGCCCCATCTAATACTTCTATAAATCCTTTTTTTACTATTACTTTCTTTGGATTTTTAACATTTAAATTATATTGTAAAGATGCTGCATGTAACTCATCTTCTTTAATGTTCGGATTTTCCTTTACTCTTCTAATTGCTTTTGTCCAATCAATTACCTTTCGTGGATACACCCCCGTTACCACATCTTCATCTAAGTCTAACATACGAAAGACAGACTCAGGATTAAAAGCCAGATCAGCATCAATAAATAAAAGATGGGTGTATTCTTCATTATCCATAAATAACTGTACTAATGTATTACGAGCCCTTGTTACCAAAGACTCGTTACCAATAGTTCCAAATTGTAATTCTATTTTTTTCTGTGCAGCTAAAGCTGTAAGCTGTAAACAACTTTTAAAATAATCTGCTGTAAGCATGTTGCCATAACACGGAGTGCCTATAAATATTTTAGTCATAACAAAAATTAGCCATTACATATCTTGGTGTTGAATTTCCTGCAAATTGTAAAGAACTGTGAGCAAATTTAGAATTAAAAAAAATTGCTCTGTTTTCTTTAAAACCTATATGTGTATGAAGATGATATTTATTATTTAATTTTTCATAAAATCCAGTACCATTATTAATTAATTTATCACCTACAATATAAATTAAACAATTGTATTCACCAGCATCTTTATGAGGAATAGCGGGCGTATTAGGAAAACTTAAATAGTAATTAGAATTTATTTTTTTCACAGTAAAGTTAAAATATTTTTTTATATTTTTTTTAACCTCTAAAACAATTTTAGCATCAGAATTTAATTTTACATGATGATAAGTTCTTTGATGATCTCCATAACCCTCTTCTCCTTCAGAAAAATTACTGTATCTAGATTTAAATTCTAAAAAAACAATTTCTCTTTGCATTGTTTTAAATATTTTATTATTAAAAAAATTATCTTGAACATAAATACTTTTTTTATTTGTCATAATTTTTCAAAAGGAGATGGATTATTTATTGGTTTAAACTCTGTACTGTATTCACCATTAAAATTAATAGCCATAGTAATTCTTGTTTCGTCACTTGTATTTGCTGATACGGAGTGTGCTTGACAGCCTGTAAAAAAAATAACACTTCCTTCTTT